TCTGATGCCGTTTTTACAACGAAGATATGTTATTCTTGGAGCAGCTGCGAGTTGTGCAGCTGTAGTTGTAGCGAAGAGAGATGTTTTGCGAGCATTCGCATCATCTTTGTGCGAGTTGTTGTCCTCAGAGCCTGTAATTAGTTCAGATCTGGTACGAGACGCATTCGCAACCAATAATGTGGAACCGGTTCCACCTGTTACCGGCCACACACACGCCAGTGCTGCCGCATTGAGATCAGCTGCGACAAACCTAGTACGCAACATCGCAACTTATTGCGGAGTTGATGTATACGTTATAGGGATGTCCAAATCGGATCAACGCAAGGATATGCGTGGATCTCGGCAGTGGTACTGGGCAAAGGATGTCAACGTAAATAATAGAGATGACGAGCCCCATGTAGACGATGTCCGTTACATGTGTGATGTAGATTACTATGTCGACATGCCGCGGTTGTTGTCGCGTGAGGCAAAGCCATTGATCTTGTACACCATGGTTCCAGAGGCAGCTTCTGCCAATGGGCCAGATGATACTGCTTACCATTTTGAGAGTGATGGCAGTTTGTGTACGAGGGTCGCGGGTGGTGGCTCGTATCACCATCACCTGTGGGACTATGGCGTTGACAGCCTTCTGGCAACCACTTGGGTTTATGGAGTTTACCCCCGTCTAGTGTCGTATGCGGTGGAAAGGAAGCAAATAGGAAAACACCGGCAGCTGGTAATGCTGACCCCTATAAGGGAGTTTAAAGGCATTGCTGCGCTGCTAGCACGCTTTCTTCTACAGCCTAAGGTATTAGAACGATTCCACCCAATTCAGAAAGCAAGCGATGGAAGTGCTTTCGTTAGATTCAACGTTCACACGAGAGATGGACTCAAGGTCACTACTAGTAGACCGGGTAGTTACGTCTGTGCGACTGTGTCCGTTGAAATCGATGATAGCATTTCGACAGTGGCTAGATTAGGCACCACCAATTTGATGTTGCCTACAGCCGCGTCATGGACCCGAGATGATCGGGCTGCCGCCGCTGTGCTTACTGAGTATCACCGTGTAGCCACGGGAACACCGTCTAAGACGATATTTCCCGTGGAACTCGGGGTACGTGGCTACCAGTATAAGCCACTTGAGTTTGACCAAGAAGCTAGGCCAAAACTTGAAGCTTATATGTCCCCGTTGGTACACGGAGCCTTCTCCCCTGTGGCTAATAAGCCATCAGAAGAGAGGATGATAAAAGGACGTATTGAGGACTTGCGTAAAGCGGAGCCTCAGACGTGCCATTTCCGTGATCTATGCATTAACGAGTTTGCGACTCTCGTTGTGCAAGGGGCGTGCCTTGAACCTGTTTCTTTTGAAGTTGTTGAAGGGAAACAGACTCGTCCTGCCCAGAAACTATCTTTGAGACGTGCTGTTCTCAATGGTGATTTCAGAGCCCGAGTTTTGAAGTGTTTCATTAAGGCTGAGGCGTACGCGGATGTTAAAGATCCACGTAACATCTCAACGTATAATGATTCTGATAAACTCGATATGGCAACCTTTGCGCTTGCCCTGTCTGAACACTGTAAGAGGTTTGCTTGGTATGGCCCCGGCAAGACTCCGTTGCAAATCGCCTCACGAGTGGCGGACATCTGCTCAACCGCGGAGTTCGTCAACGTGTCTGACTTGCATCGTATGGATGGTACAATCTCATATACATTGCGTCGGGTTGAGCGGTCGGTTTGCATGAAGGCCTTTGTAAACCACCGGACGAGTCTGAATGAATTACTCAAGAGAAATGTTGACAACAAAGGATATTTGCCCTGTGGATCATCCTTTGATCAAGGACCATCGCACGGATCAGGCTGTTCAGCAACCAGCCTTTTCCAAACTCTACGTGCTGCCTTCGCAGCGTTCCTCGCTTTTAGAAGGCAAGGCCTCAAGCCCGATGCGGCGTTCGATGCCATCGGAATACACCTCGGTGACGATGGCGTCGACGCCGGCCTCTTTCCAGCAAGCCATACCTGGGCATGCAGAAAGGTCGGACTTGTCTTGGAAGCCTCTGTGGTACAAAGAGGTTGCCGAGGCGTCAACTTCTTGGCACGCTATTATTCACCAGAAGTGTGGTTTGGTAGCCTTGACTCTATGTGTGACGCAAAACGGCAACTCTCTAAGTTCCACACAACGGTACGCCTACCTTCTAATGTCACGCCTGAGCAGAAGCTGGTCGAAAAAGCCATGTCGTACGTGGCGACGGATGGAGAAACACCCGTCATTGGACCATTTTGTAAACGAGTGTTGGTGTGCTCATCCTACCGCCCCCGTACCCCTTTTGGAATCGGTAACTGGTGGTCAAAGTTTGATGAATCATGCCAATACCCCAACGCAAATGTTACTGGATGGATGGATGTGGAGTTTGCAACACTCTTTCCAGAATTCGACAGGGCTATATTCCAGGAGTGGCTGGATGAAGCAGGAACGGACATCGAGAAGCTCCTTTCCCCTCCATTATGTGCAGTACCCCGATCCCCAACACCAACAGTCGTGCCAGTCGTTGTTGATGGTGATGTGGTCGAGGCACGACCGCATCAAGGGAAGGAGGAGACGATCGAAAGGCCACGAGTTGGCAGACGTAGACGGGTTATTA